GTCGCGGCCAGTCTATCCCCCACGATTTTTTACCTTTCGTGTTGCGTTATGGCACAACGTATTTCGTCGTTGCACTACACGGCAAACATATTGCGGCATAACGGATTTCATGCACGTAGTAGGCGCTCGCAGCTACGCGTAATCGTGCTACCTGCGAGGATGGTCGGATGGTCGAAAAATGAGCAAGGTGTCAAAGGGTCGCGACCGCTGGCGGCAGCTCGGGCAGGCGCGGTACAACGACGTTTGTCCGGGCTGCGGGTTCTATCTGGCGGCGAACGGGACGCATCGCTCGGATTGCACGAAGGTCTATCCGAGCAGGTTTGCCCGTGGTGAGCAGCGCGCCGATTACGAGGGAGTCGCACTGCCTCGGGATACGATGAGTTCCGAAAGTGGGCCCGCGGGCCGCTAAACCGGGCATCGAGGGAGATTTCGTGACGACCCCGCTCAGAACGAATTACACCGACTCGAATCCGGCGCGGCTGCCGACGAATATCACGGCTGCGGACATGGTCGATATTTCTACCGCGGTCAACAATGCGACGGCGGTTGATAACGGGAACGGTACGGTTTCGTTCGGCTCTGGCGGCGCGGTAACCGTGATGGAACCGCTGCTCAGGATTGTCATTGTCAGCGACAACACGTCGCCGGCGGCCGGCGCGGTCACGTATTACAACGCGAAGCTAGCTGGGCACGCGTTGACGCCGACGCTGTTGCCGCTGTCGTCGCTGCCGGTTGGGGCGCGCTGCGGTGTCCGTCGCGACCCGGCGGACCCGGCGGACGCAACGTCGTTCTCGGTAACGATCAATACCACGGCGGGGGATCATTTCTATTCGTCGAATGCGACGTCGACGACGCTGCCGCTGTCGGGTGAGCAGCGCGAGTACATGGTGATTTCGGTCGGCGGCGTGAAGTATTGGGCGCCGGCGGGCACGCTGAATCCTGTTTCCGGTTTGGTGACGTGGGCTAACGAAGCGCTGGGAGTTTTGCCGGCTACATCAGGGCAGCATTTAACGACGCAGGGCGGCGTCACTCTCGACGACGGTTCCGGGCATGTCGTGATTCCGGGGGGAACTCTCGACGGCGTGACGATCGGAGCTACTACTGCTGCCGTGTCTCTGGCTGCTAAAACCATGTCGTCAGGAACGCCGAAAGTTCTCAGCGGATCGACCGGTCAGCCGTGGCTTAACCAATTAGGTTCGTTTTCCGGCAGCAACTCCGCGTCGGCTGTTTACGCTAACCAGCTGTCTTTCACTGACGCAGTGAACTTCACCGGCTCCCTATGGTTGGGGGGGCTGCTGGTACAAGACACTGTCGTCGCCGGCGCCGTGGGCCCGCGAACGGGAATCTATGGGCACGTCATAGTCAATGCTGCCGGAACGAACACCCAGGCCCAAGCCGGCTATGTGGCCGCCTATGGCCGCGCGGAAACCGGTATGCAGTTCACTGGTAGCACCGCTCCCACGTCAACGGGGGGAATCGGCAGCTTTTGGGCAGGTTGGGACTATGCCGCGCTGACCACCGGGGCATTGAATCAACTCCAAGTGTTCGGCCGAGAGATAGACGTCTCTGTTCAGACCGGGGCCTCAGTTGCCAGCAAGGTCGGCCTACTGGTCACCCTCGCCGGAAATGATGCGGTGCGCGGAAACACGCAGGACGTTGCTATTCAGATCGCTAAGCAAGCGACTAGCGGCACATGGTTGACCGGACTCATGTTCGGCAGCGACCAAGCTCTCGGCACGGGCAACCAAGGGAACTACTGGCCGTTTAACACGACCAGCACTCTGATCTACGTCTCGTCTCCCCCTAGTGCGGGTAGCAATCCTTGCGGGACTGGCATCGATCTGAGCAACGCCGCGTTTAGCGATGCGGCCATCAAAACAGGTCCAGCGGCCATACAGATGGCGAACATGGCTTCCGCGCCGACAGCAGTCACAGGCAAAGGCAGGATATATGTTGCCTCGGATAACTCGCTCCACTACCTGACCAGCTCGGGCGATACGCAGATCGCCCCGACCTTTGGTGGGAGTTTCGGCGGGAACGCTGCCACCGCAACAAAGTTGGCGACGGCCCGCACTATCAACGGCGTTGCTTTCGACGGCAGCGCGAATATCACGGTTACTGATTCCACGGCAGAAAAGACAGCCAATAAAAACCAGGCGAGTGGTTACGCAGGGTTGGATAGTTCGGGCCATATTCCGGCGGCCTTGTGGCCGTCGGCGATGGATGAGATTGTCGAATATGCCAACCTGGCAGCGTTCCCGGGAACGGGTGCCACGCAGACGATTTATCTCGCCTTGGATACCGGTAAGTTTTATCGTTGGTCGGGTAGCACTTATGGGGAGATTAGTCCGTCGCCCGGATCAACCGATTCCGTTCCCGAGGGTTCGGTCAATCTTTACTACACGCAGGCGCGCGCGGATGCTCGAGTAGCGGCAGGAAACGCGGCTAGCGCGACGAAGCTGTCCACGGCGCGGAACATTAACGGCGTCGCGTTCGACGGTACCGCGGATGTCACGGTCGCTGACAGCACCAAAGAGCCCGCGATAACCGCAGGAACCTCGGCGCAATACTGGCGTGGCGATAAGACCATGCAGACCCTCAATCAGGATGCGGTACCGGATGGTACGACAAATAAAGCCTATACAGCGGCCGACAAAACTCGGCTTGCCAGCACTTCCGGAACCAATACCGGAGACCAAACTAGCGTTACGGGTAATGCTGGAACGGCGACGAAATTAGCTAACTCCCGCAACATTAACGGCGTGGCGTTCGACGGCAGCGCGGATATCACGGTCACTGATTCCACAGCGGAGAAAACCGCTAATAAGAATGTTGCCAATGGTTACGCCGGTTTGGATAGCGGCGGAAAGGTCGCAGCTTCGGAACTGCCGTCGTCATATAACGAATACATTGGCTCGGTGGGAGGCGCGAGCGTAGGCGTCACCAACGCCGCCGTTCCGGCGGGGGCGATAGCCGCGATGGTTACAATGATCGGCCCCGGTGGCGCTGGTGGATCGGGGGCGGTCGAAGCTAGCGGCACCGTCGCCGCGTGTGGAGGCGGCGCGGGCGGGGGCGGTACCGCGGTCTACGACTTTTTCGTCCCGCCGGATGCCTTGGGAACAACGTTTTCGGCCGCCATACCGACAGCTCCGACCGGTGGCGCGGCGCAATCAAGTTCGAGCAGTAACGGCAACAACGGCGCAACCGGCGGCAGCGTAATCTCATTCACCACAGGCTCGTTTAGCCTAATCGGGTTCGGCGGCGCTTCCGGCTCTCAAGGTACAACGTCCACCGGTATAGGCGGGTCAGGAACCGTGGGCTTCGTCTCAGGCGGCGCGGGCGCTAGCGCAAGCACTACGGGTGGCGCTGGCTTCGCTGCGGCAGGAGCGGCAGGAGGCGGCCCCTGTGGTGGTGGCTCCGGCGCCGGTGTGACTACTGCCCCGGCGGCAGCTAACGGCGGTCAGGGCGGCAGAAACACGGCGTTCAATGTCGGTGCCACACCTTCAGGCGGTGTTGTTGGAGGCGCAGCACCTAGCACTGGGCCAGCGGCGGTTCCCGCAACCGCGGGGGCTGGCGGCGGCGGGGGCGCATCCTCGATCACCGGAAACGGTCAAGCTGGGGCCAGTGCAACTGGGTATGGCGGCGGCGGCGGCGGCGGCGGCGCGGCACTTAATGGCCATTCGTCCGGTAAGGGCGGCGACGGGGGTCCGGGCTACATATTTATCAGATGGATCTACAATTAGAAAATTCCTCGCAGTAAAAAACAGCCGAAAGGTAAGAAATGGATACTGAGCTCGCTTCGCAGCCCGAGGTCGTCGAAAACGGCGCGCCCGTGGAATCGACCGTTCCTATTGCTGAAACTCCCACGCCGCCGGCGCCCCCCGTGCCGCCGGCGCCCCCCACGGTTACCGTCAGCGTCGAGACGGCCGTAGCCGCGCTGAACCTTTTGTCGAGGTCGACCGTCACGATTTCCGCGCCGGATTCCGAGGATGCGTTCAGGAGTTACCGCCCGGCCTACTTGGAGCTGTTGGCGGTTGTGCAAGGGGCACTCGGCGGCCAGTAAGCCGAACGGTCCCTTTCGCGGGATACGATTAGCCTTGTGAGCAGCCGAGCGGAGTTACGGGCGTTACCTGGCGGACAGGATAAGTCGCCGGCGTCGACGCGGGCGCGGCCACATTCCGGCCGAGCTCGTGGGCGTCCGCGGACGCGGTTGTCGAATGCGGTTGACCTCGACGAACGTGAAATGTTGGTCGTTTTGCGGCGCCGGATCGCTAAGCAACTCGACGAGGGCGTGAAGCCGGCGTCGGCGTTCGCTGCGGTGCTGCGTCAGTTTCGGGACGTGGATCGGCAGATTCGGGCGATTGACGAGGCTGCGGCATCGATGGCTGACGATGACGATTTCGACGAGGACGACGATTCGTTCGACCCTGACGAGGTTTAGGCGGTCTCAATGACCGCCGATCTGGTCGAGGTTCATCGCAGCCAGCGTAAGTTATCCGAGGTCGCTAAATACCTCGTTAAGCCAGCTGGTATCGCGGATACGGGCTGGACTGCGGTCAACCGGCAGTGTCGCCGCAAGATGGGCATTCGGTTCGACGGTTGGCAGAACGGCGCCGGGCAACTGCTGTTGTCGACCCGCGAGGATGGCCGGCTGACGACGGCGGTCGGCGGGTTTGGGATGAGTCTGCCGCGGCAGGTCGGTAAAACGTACTTTTTCGCTGGCGCCCTGTTCGGGCTGTCGATCATCCGGCCTGACACGCTCACATTGTGGACGGCGCACCACGGGACGACGCACGGCGAAACGTTCCTGGCGATGCGGGCGTTTTGCGAGCGGCCGCGCGTGGCGCCGTTCATTCGGAAGGTCTACACGGGCAGCGGCGACGAGCAGGTCGTGTTCACGTCCGGTTCGCGAATATTATTCGGGGCCCGCGAGCACGGGTTCGGCCGCGGTATCCCGAATGTCGACGGCGAGATTTTCGACGAGGCGCAGATTCTCTCCGACAAGGCGCTCGAGGACATGCTGGCCGCGATGAACCGGTCGAAACTCGGTTTGCACGCCTATATCGGAACCCCGCCAAAACCGGGTGATGCGTGCGAGGTTTTCGAGCGGATGCGGACCGAGGCGCTGTCGGGTCTGTCGACCGACCTTGGGTGGATTGAGATGGGCGCCGACGACGACGCCGAGCTCGACGACCGCGAGCAATGGTTGAAGATGAACGCCAGCTACCCGCATTGGACCTCGGATGACGCGATCGCCCGGCTACGCCGCAAGCTGACGCCGGACGGGTTCCGCCGTGAGGCTATGGGAATCTGGCCGAAAATCGGTTCGACGGCGCTCAGCGTCACGAACTGGTCGACCCTCGAGGACGCCGAGGCGCCGGCGCCGGCCCGCGCGGTCCTGGTGGTCGACGTCGCCGAGTTCCAAACCGCATCCGTCGTTGGCGTGGCAGGTGACGTTGACGGGAAAACGCTCGTAATGTGCCATTGTGGGACCGGGACGAATTGGGTAGCGGCGAAGGTGGCCGAGCTGGTGGCAGCGCATGACATCGCGGAAGTGGACCTTATGCCGGGCGAGGCGCGCGGCATTGCCGGCGACCTGACCGAGCTCGGCGTCGAATACCGCAATTTCTCGGGTGTCGAGGTCGCCGCCTCCTGCTCGGCGATCCGGAAATCAGTGAACGAAAGGGACCCGGAGTCGCCGCAATTGATCCATGTCGGGCAGGTCGAGCTCGACGGCGCGGTTTCTAAGGCGCGGACGCGTCGCTCAGCGAGCGGGTTAACGTGGGAGGATGGTACGGCCCCCGAAGTGCGGGCGGTTGCCGCCGCGTTCCATAGGTGGCAATTGCAGGATGACCCAATGCCGGCTATGTACTGAGGATTAGGACCTATGGCGTTTTGGTCGAAAATGTTCGGCGAACGCCCGAATTTCTCGGGTGAGACGGCGAACACGAACGCGACGAGCGACGTCGGTCCGGCGGCCGCGACTGGCGATCCGGACGGAGTCGAACTCGTCGGAGGAGATGACCGCGCTTTCGGCGGCGTCCTGCCGGCCCTTGTTCCGTCGCCGTGGAACGGCTGGCCGTCGACGTGGTCGACACCAGGATTTCAGTCCCCGAACGCGTCTATGGGTCTGGCGAAGCTCATCGACATCGCTTGGACCTGTATCGACCTAAATGCGAGCGTTTTGGCCTCATTTCCGCCGTATCTGCTGAAAAACGGCAAGATTCTGCCGCCCGCAACCTATCTGTCGAACCCCGATCCGAGCATCTACAACTCGTGGGTCGAGTTCGCTAAGCAACTGTTTTGGGATTACCAGCTCGGCGAGGCGTTCGTTATCCCAATGGCTCATAGCGGCGACTACCCGATCCGGTTCCGCGTCGTCCCGCCGTGGCTTATGAATATCGAACTCCGCGGCGGCAAACGGCACTACAACCTCGGATCGCTCGACGTGACCGACGAGGTCCTGCATCTGCGGTATATCAGCAACACGGCGGACGCGCACGGGCACGGCCCTCTCGAGGCAGCCGGCGCGCGAATGACGACGGCCGGACTGCTGCAAAAGTATGCGGAGCGGATCGCCGAGACCGGCGGAACCCCGCTCTACTGGCTGGAGGTCGCTAAGTCGCTGACACAAACGCAGGCCGACGACATGCTCGAGGTATGGGTGAAGTCGCGGCAGAAACACGCCGGGCAGCCGGCGGTCGCGTCGGGTGGCGCGCAGCTTAAGCAAGCGCTGAGCATGTCGGCCCGCGACATGACGCTGCTCGAACTGTCGCAATTCACGGAGGCCAGGATTGCGGTCGCGCTCGGCGTACCGCCGTTCCTCGTCGGGCTACCCTCGGCGCAGGGCGAATCAATGACGTATGCGAACACGTCGAATCTGTTCGACTTTCACGAGCGGGCATCGCTGAACCCGAAATCAACCGCAGTGTTTCAAGCCATGTCGAATTGGCTGCTACCTCGGGGCACGAGTATCGAGCAGAACCGAGCTGAGTATTCGCGGCCCGGAATGCTCGAGCGGGCGCAGGCGTACCAGATTTTCTATCAAATGAACGTCCTGACAGCGCCGGAAATCCGGGCTATGGAGCGTTTCAACGGCGAGTATGGAGTCGAACAACTGACCGGCGCCGAAGTCTCGGGAACAATGCAACCCGAGGAACCGGACCGGCCCGACAACACGACGGCGCCACCCGCGCAAACGCCAGCATTGCCGGCAACCGAGGGAGACTAGGAACCATGTCAGAGCACCCGATCGAGGACCTAGAGGCTGGCGAAACCGATCCCATCATTCGCGGCGTCGTCGAGGAACGGTCGGCGAGTTTGGCCGGCGTCGACTGGCCGAACCGGATCATCTCCGTTATCGCGGTCCCTTACGAGCAGGAAACCCCGGTCGAGTACCGCGGCGAACTGTGGCACGAAGTGTTTTCCCGGGCCGCGTTCAATGGGATTGATACCCGCCAGCGTCGCATTCCGGCGTCGGCGAAGCTGACTTACCCGTCATTCGATCACCAGGACGCAAAACTCGTCGGGAAGGTTGTCGGCGCCGACCCTTCCCACCCCGAGGGCCTGCTGTGCGACGTGAAGATCAGCAAGATTCCCGCCGGCGACGAAACGCTGCAACTCGCCGACGACCGGGCGCTGTCGCCGAGCGTCGGGTTCCTGGCGCGCGGCGGCGACCACACGCTGAACCGGTCGAGCATGACGCGCCGGATTAACCGCGCATTCCTCGATCACCTGTCATTCGTGCCGCAGCCGGCCTACGACGGCGCACGAATTGTGGCGGTTCGCGCCGACTCTGCGGCCGGAATGAGGGAACTCGCGCCGGTAAAAACCCCGTTGCTAGATGAAATTCTCAATGATCCCGTGTTTAAATGGGCGGATGAAAGGCTAGGTAACTAGCTTCGCTGGCCGAGAGGGCTACAAAACGCTGAGAGGGCGTTCGCTGGTCGAGAGGACTGTTCGCTGGCCGAGAGGGCTAACGGTTAACACAGTTACTCACTCTCATAGGGGAAACCATGCCAGGGACCAACGTCGGCGCCCCCGACGAATTCATTACCCGGATGCAAAACGAGCTCCGCGAGAAAAGGACGTTCGTCGCCGAGATCGTTCAGCGCGCTCAGAACGCGAACCGCGACCTCGACGACAGCGAACGGGACCTGATCGCCGAGACGCGCGGCCGTATGGAGTCGATCCAAAAGCAACTCGAGACCGTTCAGGACGTGTCGCGGGTGACTTTCGAGACCGAGCAGCGCGCCCGCCAGATCGGCGACTCAATCTCGACCATGCGCCGCGGCGTCGAGCGTCCCGCCGTCGAATACCGGTCGGCCGGCGAATATGCCCTCGATCTGTGGCGGGCGCAGTCCGGTAACCGCGAGGCAATGGAACGCCTCGACGTCTACCAGCGCGCGGCCGACCACATGCGAACCACCGACGAGGCCGGCGTCATCCCCGACCCGATCGTCGGGCCGATCATCAATTTCATCGATGCGGCCCGCCCGATTGTGAACTCGCTCGGTGTCAAGCCGCTGCAATACGAGACGTTCCACCGCCCCCACGTCCTACAGCACACCGCTGTCGGACCGCAGGGCACCGCCGGTCTGGCTGCCGACGAAAAGTCGGAGCTGGTGAGTCAGAAACTCAAGATCGAGCGACTGAACGTGACGGCGAACACCTACGGCGGTTACGTCAACATCTCGCGGCAGTCGATCGACTTCTCTCAGCCGGGTGTCCTCGACGCGGTCATCAATGACCTCGCCGCGGAATACTCGATCGAGACCGAGGCGGTTCAGGCGGCCGCACTGGCGTCCACGTCAACCACGGCGATCGGATACGGCACCACGCCGACGGCGAACAGCGTCAACGCCGCGGTATGGGCTGCGGTCGCGCAGGTATACCAGGCGACCCGCGGTCAGGGAATGCTCAAGATCGCTTGCGCGCCCGACGTGCTGCCGGTATTCGCGCAACTGTTCGCGCCTTACGGCCCGTTCAACCAGTTCGGCCAGGGATTCGAGGCCAACCGGTTCGGTCAAGGGCAGATGGGCGTTATCTCGGGTGTCGAGACCCTCATGTCGGCGGGTCTGACGACCGGCGAGGCGTTCCTGTACTCGACGGCCGCGCTCGAATGCTACGAGCAGAGGGTCGGCACGTTGCAGATCGTCGAACCGAGCGTGTTGGGACTACAGGTCGCCTACGCCGGGTACTTCGCACCGTTGAAGATCATCGACGGCGGAATTGTCCCGCTGACCAAGACCTAGTCAGCAACTCTCGGACAGGGGAACCCGCCGGGGCTCACAAGGCGCCGGCGGGACCACCGAAAAATCGGAGGT